ATTGCTGCCGATTTTTAGGCGGATTTATCCCTGGCTATTGCTGCCGATTTTTAGGCGGATTTATCCCTGGCTAATAACGCCATTTTTCACGCTCGAATGCTGCCGGATTATTAAAGAACACTTTTAACGCTTGTCTATGCCTTTATGTGGCATAGAAAAACGCAAAAAGGCAGGACAATAAAGTCCTGCCTTGTTTATGCTGCCGCTAATTCGTGGATTTTATTATCCGCTTCTGTAATTACAGTTTCGACCATATCATCAAAATAACCAGAATTTTCAACGAAATCTCGAACGGATTTATAGCAACATCCGCCGAGATAATCTTTTGCTAGTTCAATTCCTTTTTTTGACGCTGTAACCTTGGCGCAGAACCATAGCAAATTGCCGCAGTTTATGTCCTCAAGTAATTCCTGCTTTTCTTCTTCTGTCTCAAAATCCCAGTCTGGTTCTTCGTATTCCTGCAAAAAATACAAATCAATCTTGAATCCATCTTTTTCGAGAGTGTGGACTAATTCTTCGTATTCCATGATTAAATCTCCTGTTAGTAGATAAAAATTATAAAAAATATGAACCTGTAATCCATGAAAAAGGAATTTTCTCAATTTCAGAATTTATACATAAAAATTCCATGTAATCTGCCCATGTTTCTAGTCTGTTAAATGTGCCACCATGAATACATCTATTATTCATAATTTTTCCTTTTGTAGAATCGGCAAAATTGCCGACTATGGCCACTTTTTAGAATGGCCATAATCTGCCTTTTTGCTATGCTGTCTTTCTCTCTTTTCTGTTTTCCAGATAGTCATAGACGCGATAAATGCGCGCAATATCTTTAGTATTTTCTTCAATCCACCCGATTATGTAACCATTGCCTATTGCATTTTCCATAATGGCGTACTCTTTCCAGATGTCGAAATCTCGGCCGGCCATACACTCTAAAAGTGTTCCCACTTGGTTATAATCCCAGGTTTCGAGATTTCCCCAGGATTCAAGACAGTTAGAATAAAAGGAGATAAATCCATCCCTACTTGTAAATTTTTCCTTAACAAGTTTCGCCAATTCTGCCTTGTCGCAATCCTGATAAATACGCTCCACTTCTGAAAAGTCTATTTCGACAAAGATTCTATCAGTCGTAAAGTTATATTCTTTTGGGGATTGCATACTCTCGAATTTAAGAGATTTAATCTCGAATTCCTGGCCGAAATTTTCGGCGTATTCTTTAGCGTATTCCAGATAGACAGCCGAAAAATCACAGTTTCTATAAACCTGTTCGACTAGGCCATGATAAACTTCACAGCCTGTATTTCTATCTGAAAACATGGATTCGAGCGTATGGTCTATTTCTTGGTCGTGGATTGAATAATAAAAACCAGAAAAAGGGATAGTAGATAGCATGATTAAATCTCCTGTTAATAGATAAAGTTAATAAAAAGGACTGTGCAAGAATGGCGTGGATATATCGCTATATCGTCGCCATAATTTTCAACGCGGCAAGGTTCGCCGTTTATACCTGCCCACTTTTTCGCGCGCCGAACTATTGCCAAGTCTGTTAGATTGTCCGGTAGCGTAAAATCCTCACGTTTCACCCAGGAATAGTTAGATTCTCCGCCGTATGTGTCTGTATATTCAAATTCAATTTGCATGATTAAATCTCCTGGATTTCATATGCGGATTCAATTAAATCTCCGCAATTATCGCAATAAATAACACTTTCCCAATTTACTTCGGCCGTTTCGAATTTCCAGGATTTATCCCAATTCTGCCGAGTGGCCGATAGTATTAACTTGGCATTATCCGTGGCGCATTTCTTACATATACATCCGCCATCCGCCATAATTGCGAAAAGTGGATAGCATCCAGGCCACGTATAAGGATGGCGCACGAATTCTTTGAATTCTGCGGTTTTTTGGTTTTTCATGGTTTCATTCTCCTTTTGTAGATTGATTTTAGTTCGTGGTAATTAGCAATTTGCCTTTTGCGCCTGCCGATTTAGCAATAGCCAGGAGCGCGCATTCAATGGCCGCGCTCCCCACGCCAGAAATGTTAGTGCGGTTTTTTGTCTTTTCCTTTACACGCACATATAAGGAGCGTGGGTTAGCGTGCAAATATTTATTTCCTTCGGCCGCGCTGATTTCGTATGCTTTATCCATTTCCTGCTGGCTGAAATTAGGATTGGGGATTGAATCGCGCACCATTCCATCTTTATCCGCATACGCTGAACCATATAGTTCAATTCCTGCGGATGTAATCGCATCGTCTATTGCGGCCGATTCTTTATGGTATCCATATCCACCTGCTGAACCATGGCCGGATGTATAGATGTCATCGCCATGAATCCATACAGAAGCGTAAACTGTAGACGCGCTGCGCGACCTGCCCATATAACAGCGTGCAGTAACGACAGTCTTTAATTCTCCTTTAATCTTGCCGATAACATTCCAGGTGCTAACAAGTTCTTTCTGGCCGCCATAATTAACAGCATTCGAGACTTGGTTTTTAATAATTGCCTTCATGGTTTCATTCTCCTTTTGTAGAATGGTTAGTTAATCAAAGTTATTAAATACAATAAAAGCCAGTCCAATTAGCACATAGAAAAAAATGCTAATAAAAACAATTAGTTCGTGCGTCATTTCTTTCTCCTTTAATAGATTATCAAATATTACAGTTAGCACGTTACAGAATAACAGACAGGATTGCAATAGGTTAGTTCAATTTTTTTTTATGGCCTGTTAGAACCAGAACCAGAACCAGGACAGAACCAGGACAGAACCGAACCAGAACCAGGACAGAATCGAACCAGGACAGAACCTGCCGAACCTGCCGAACCTGCCGAACCGCCAGGATAAAAGGATAAAAAGACCCTAATATCAAATAGCAATTAGGATAAAAAAGTCTTGATGTATTAATATGTAACAAGACAAAAGGATATTGTTATCCTTTAGATTTAATCAGGATAAAAGAATGCGATTATCTTAAATAGGGGAAGCCTAATGTAATCAAAGACTTGGGAGGGGATGTTAAAAAAAGTCTCGAATGCTAAAAAGGCGCGCTCCGAGCCTCAAAGAAAAACGGTGTTGAGAGAAAATGGTGTAATATCGCCTTATCTATCAACAAACTAGGAGAAAATCATGGCAGCGCGTAAGAAAACGATGTATTCCTCACCGGAAGGTCAGAAAGCCATGCTTGATAATGTTTCGGCCAAGCACTTGCCGAAAATGACCCTGACTGACCGAGAGCAAACCTTCTTTGACATGATTGTGACTTCGCGTGAAGCAGGGTCATGGTCAGATAACGACCTGTTCATCGCAAGCCAGTTGGCGAAGTCATATCGGCGGCTGGAAGAACTCGGAGACATCCTTGACGAGCAAGGCTATGTGCAGGTCAACGAGCGCGGAACGCAGATAAGCAACCCCATATTTGCCGCGATGACGCAGTTGCAGAACGCCATCAATGCCGCTAACCGGACGCTTGGATTAAGCGCAAGTCAACGAGCATTGACCGGAGAGAAGCAATCAATTCGCAATGAGGCAGATGCCCGCGCACGCGAAGTCATTGATTCTATTAAAGACGATTCATTATTGGCATGACCAAACCACATAAGCGTCCGGTTACTGTAAAGCAGGTAATCGAAAGGGCGATAAAGTGCGGTTACAAGCCAAACCTTAACAATCTGGATGTCCTGAAATGGGTGGACTTGCCAGTTAGCAAGTTGACCACCGGACAAAAGGTTTGTGTCTTTGCATACAAGCATCTTGTCGTGCCGGAAGGTAAGGATGTCGGCAAACCGCTTTTGCTGGACGAAGCCCAAGTCGCATTCATCCTTTCCGTTTTTGACAATCCGGTTCATACCCGCAAGGGGATTCTTTCTGAATCTCGCCGGAACGGTAAGACATTCACCGTGGCCGTCATCCTTCTGGCATTCATTGTCGGCTCTCTTGCCGTACAGAACTCCACCGTTGCAAGCGCGGCACATAGCAGGGAACAGGCGGCACTTTGTTTCAGGCTCATGTCCTTGATGCTCCAACATAGCAAGACGCTTGATGGCCTGTACCGGATAGTTCCAAGTTCAAAGCGGATTGTGGGATTACGCAAGAATGTCGAATACATGGCATTGTCGGCAGATGCCAAGACAGGGCATGGGAAAAGTCTGCGGGTGCTATTGCTGGATGAAGCCGGACAGTTCGTGGAAAGTGAAAACGAATACATTTCCATGCTTCGCACAAGCCAAGGTTCCTATGATGACGCTCGGCTATTCATTATTTCCACACAGGCTCCAAGTGACCATTCATTTTTGTCGCTGGAAATAGATGCGAGTATCAGGGAAGGCTCGGAAGGAACGGTGACACACCTTTATGCCGCCGACCCTGACTGTGACCTGATGGATGAAAAACAATGGTATTACGCCAATCCTGGTCTTGGTAAATATCGGAGCATTACCGACCTTCGGGAACAGATTAAGGATGCAATCGTGCTACCGGCGAAGCTGCCTGGGGTGATGAACCTTCTGCTGAATATGCGGGTAGCCCAAGAATCCGTGTTTATCAGCCCCGCCGTGTGGAAAGAGAACATGGAAAAGCCCGACCTTGAGGTATTCCGGCGTTCCGATTATGTTTCATGCGGCTTGGATTTAAGCCTAGTCAACGATTTAAGCTGCGCCGTACTCTGCGCCAAGGATGACGATGACAATGTTCATGTCCTTTGCTACGCATTCAGTCCGTTGGGCGGGATTCGTGAGCGTAGCCTTCGTGACCGTGTTCCTTACGATGAATGGGCGAGGACAGGGGTTATTTATGCGCCCCCTGGTGATACATTGAACTACGACCTGATTGCCCAATACCTGCGGGTGCAGATGGAAGAACTTGGAATTGAAATTAGCGAAGTCCATTTTGACCGATTCAGGATTGACGTTTTCAGGGCGGCTTGCGAGAGAGAGGGCTTTGCTGCCAATGCCACCTTTACCGAGTGCGGCCAAGGCTTCGTGAGTATGGGATGCCGACTTGATGCGCTGGAAACTGCGTTGCTTGGAAAGAAGATGCGGCTTGGCAACAATCCGATTCTGAACCTTGGAGCCAGTAGCGCAATCGTTGAAAGTGACAACGTAGGAAACAGGCGGCTTACAAAAAAGAAATCCGCCAATAAAATTGACGGACTTGTATCACTCACTATGGCCGCTTGGCCGTTGGTGGCTCCTACGAAAGTAGAATTCTCGGCTGAACTGTTTATTGGCTAACACAGCTTTCCGGTTTCGATTTCCCGCGTCCGAGCCGAGATGTAGGACTTGATAAGAGCCTTCACTTCTACCCGCAGGTGTTCCGGCACATAGACTTCGTTCAAGGCTCTCATGCCTTGCTCTTTCATCCGAGCCTTAAATTCCTTCTGGCGTTGCAAAACAGATTTTCCCATTTCATTCTCCTTTATAGATATTTCGCGCAGATAATCAAAGTTGCTATTGCATAGCAGACAAAAACAAGCACACCAAGGGCGCGTACAGTTTCATCGGTTCTTTTTTGCGCTTCGTCACAAGC